CAAAGCAAATTCCTTTAGCTTGTTTCCTGGAGACTCCAACTCGATCGGCATTGACTTGATGGATGTCTCCGGTAAGGAGGGTATCTCCAAACTCGGGAGACCAACGTCCAAGGTAATGGGCGAGCATCCTAAGCTCAATCCCGTTAAGATCGGCAGATACCATAATTTGACCAGGGGATGCTTGGAATAGTTTTCTAAATTCAGGGTCACTTTTTACCTGCCCGAGGTTTGGTTTACGGTGTGCACATCTGTGCGTATTAGTTGCAACTGAACAGTGGTGATGTATTCGATTAGCACTCGTACATAGCTTGAGCCATGCGTTGGTGCCTTCGGAGATCATCCCCAAGCTCTTCGTAATATCGAGACATTTCAGAAAATCCAAAGCAATCGATGGTCCACCGGACGCAACAATCTCCTTCAGTACAATCTCGTCGATAATCGGCTTCAAAGTAGCTGTCTTTTTCGTCAGCTCTACCTTGTAAATCTCTGTCAGAATCCATGCAATATGGTCTCGCGATGTGGGGTTTGTTTCTTTTAGACGAGTGAAGGTTGCACCTTCGACGTAACCAGCCGGTCCGTTATTTCTTTTAGGAGTAAATTCCGGTCCTGCAACGAAAGGATGCTGGTTGCGTAGTATTTCAAGAGTTTCTTCAAGCTCTTTTCTGAGAGTAGATGCAAGTTTCCATGCAGCATGTTGGTCAAAGTACCATCCATGTAGTTCTTGTTCAGTTAATATTTGAGCAACTTCGTGCTCTAGTCGGACCCACTCAGGTATTTGTGGAAGTGGTCGCATAATTTGGTGGTTACTTTTACGTCTTGACAGCAATAGGTTTCCATCTCTGGTGACCAGTCTTGCCAATCTGTGGTCTTACCAAACTCACCTTTGTATTCACCTAGCCTGTAGCCATAAGACTCAAGGCTGTGTCTTCCATAAGTTTGAAGCGGCATGTTTGATACGCTTCTCTTCTTATCGATGTCTAAGATATCTGTGTGATACAGACGTGACAGTAATAAGGTATCTAATACAAAAGCTGTAGGCATAAACCACGGATAAATTCGTCTAATTGCTGGTATGTCGAATCCAATGATGTTATGACCGACAATTACATCAGCATCTTCTAGACGTTGTACCCCGCGAACAATCGGCTCTTCGTTTCCTTGATCGTTGTACACAATGGTCTTGTCAGTATCGCTGTCATAAATAACAAGGCAGTGGATCTTGGTAAGATCATTTAGAAGTCCGTCTGTTTCCAGATCGAATACCAGCATTTTTCCAGATGTATGTTTTATCTACAAACTGAGCACGTTCTACTGCTTCAGGTGTAGGTGGATTAGGTTTAGAAATCGGTAATGTCGAATTCTTTTGTTGCTTCAGTTTCATTAAATTTACAAGTTTCTAAGTCGTACTTGAGTTGGCAAGCTTCACCAACCTCGCCTGAATAGCGGTTTTTAAGGACTCGCACAGTCGTAGCATCTCGTTCAGATCCACTCTGTTGGTCCCGTTCAAGTGCAATAACTGCGTCGCTAAGTTGACCGACGCTTCTACTGCCGCGAAGGCTTCTGAGCTGGACCCTTCCCCCTTCTTCATGTGATTGTCCATTAGGCGGTGTTGTTGTGTGACATACGAGAAATAATGAGATACCAGTTCTTTCAACTAATGATCTAAGTTTGGTCATTGTTGCGTCAATCATTCGACGTTCATCTCCTTCAAGTCCACTAAGTAGGATTGATAGGTGATCAAGGAAGATGACCTTTGTATCTAAACCAGCCGCCATGTATTCAATGCGGTTGTAGATATGGTCAGGGTCATAGCTACCGAATCCATCAAATAGATGTAGATTCCATTTAGCTATTGTCTTGTCAAAGATCTCAGTCAGCTCGCTTCGTTGTTGTTCACCGAGGTGTAAAGATCGATTGCTGGCGACGGACATAAGCCCGAGAGATGTACGACGCATGGATTCTTCAAGTGCCAAGTAACCGACCCGTTCTCCTTTATCAAGAAGGTGAGTTGCGATTGCACGACAGAAGGAGCTCTTTCCGATTCCAGAGCCCGCAGTAATTGTGACAAGCTCCCCATACCGGATCCCGTGTAACTTTCCTTGTAATCCTTGAAAGGGGTAGTCATGATCAGATGGTGGTGTTGGTGTTGTGATTAAGTCGAGTAGTGTCTTTGCATCGACAATCCCGTCTGGTTGGTATTGAGTATGGTCATAATTAATGACAGCTCTGATTACTTCAGTGTCTCCAGCTTGTAAAGCTTCTGAGGCATCCTTGTAATCGTCTAGAAAGCCGATGAATACTTTGCCAGGCGGCAATACACCAGCAGCTTCTTTTACGGCCTTGTGGCCTGCTTCATCATTGTCAAAGAAAAGTACAATCTTGTCGTAGTAATTTACCCATTCATAGTTATTTTGAATGGCTTTCTTCGCTGCTGCTGCTCCGTTAGGTATCGAAACTACAGCCCAATTAGGCTGTGCTTCCCAGACAGACATTGCGTCCATCTCACCTTCAGTAATGACCAGCTTTTTCTCTTTGTTCGTGGTTTTGTGACGGAAGTTCTGCATCCCAAATAGGGACTTGACTTCACCTTCACATCTAAAATCCTTGTCCTTAGTCCTTACTTTTGCCCCGACAACCTTTCCAGTACTGTCGAAATAATAGTGGCGTAGGATCTCTCCATCTTTGTAGGTTTTGAAGTGTTCACAAGTTTGTTCGGAAATACCTCTTGATTGCAGCCGTCTGGCTGATCCTTGTAGTTGAACATTATTCACGCGATGATTGTGAGTGGTATTGTCGCCATGCGTCCTTGCATGACATCTGAAACAAAAGGTGTGGCCATCTGAGTACAAGCTATTTGCATCTGATGAACCACACTGTTGACATGGAATATGTTCCACAAATTCATTTTCTAAATGAACCATTTAAGTGGTATGTCAGTAAATGAAGCCCAAGGTATTCCTAACTTATCGCAGTATTTTGCATAAGTTGTCTTAGACTTCTTAGAGATAGTGTTATAAGGTGCTTGAAATATCATCCGCAAATCTAATTCAGGATTCTGTAGCACAATATTCTTGATTTTTCGTCTGTCGTCACTGTCCCAATAGCCTTTGCACTCCAGCAGTACGCCGTTAGGCAATATAAAGTCAGGAATGTAATTGTGCATAATTGTATAAGGAATCTTAGTAGATTCATACTCATATTTCACTCCCAACCCAACCATTAGATCAGCAACCTTTTCTTCAAGTCCTGATCGAAAAGCCATTTATGTAGTGGTCGTACATTTCATCAAAATCCCTATACTCTAAAAATCCGTATCGTCTTCAACAGAACTTGGTGCAGCAGGCATGACATTCGGTTCTGAGACCTTGAAGCCAGTAGTTGTACCGAATAGTGACGCTACATCTTCTTCATTCATGTCACCAACATCAACACCTGCCGATGATGACAACGAGACAATCTGAATACCTTTTAGTTTGAGACTTGTACCGTAAGTAACTCCATCACGAAGGATGTAAGGTTTCTGGAAGAATGCAATTTTGACTTTAGATCCGCTGTAAACAGGTGTACGTTCATCAGTAATGATCGTACCTTCAGTATCAACAACAGGTGGTCGAGTATCAGCATTCCAACTGAACTTGACTCGGTACTTACCTTCAGACAATTCTTCCCAAGGTTCTGGCTTTAGACTTGAACGCTTAGGATTTTTAAGCTTGGATTCAGCCCATTTAAGGGTATCAACTCGATCTTCTTCTAGACGGTCGATCATCTCTTGATCCACAATAGCGGCAAGAGAGTATCCAAATTTAGAAGGACTCATCACAGCCTGGTATCCATCAAGGACTACAGGTTGTTCGGTTACAAATGTGTTTCGTGACATTAACAAAAAAAGTATGTGGATTCAATTACTGACTCAGGTTCGAGTGTGCCAATAATCGGTGGTTCTGTTTCGGCTCCAATTTGGTTTGCCCAAGAGGTCAGATAGTCTTGTTCTGCAAATAAATGCATGTATGTTTCCCTAACTAATGCTGACAGAATCGTCATATCAGATGCACGACACAAGACAGAATCATGAATCAGTGCAATTGGTGCATTAAATCGGATAGCAGAGAGGTGAAGGAGACTTGCATCTAGCGAATGAATTAGATTCGGCGCTGTTGCGTTCTTGTGGTGTGACTTGTCTACCTTTTCACTATCTGTCGTAGCTACTTTGATTTGACATCTACCTAGTAGTTGTAGCTCAATAGTTTCTACTTCTGGTTTCATTAGTCTTTGTGTGACTACAAAACCTGAAGGTGTTGACCATTGAAGTTCTTGTTCACCACGATCAATAGCAGCAGATACTTCCTTTTCGATCCATTTCATGACCTTCATAGGACCAGGAACAATGACATTCATTGCATCCCGTACTGCTTTGACTGTTGCTGTTAAGTCTTCTTTCTTTAGTTCTATACCTTTTTCTTTCAATGCATCACGTATGTACCCACGGTTTGAGTATGGTTTTGCATTGTAAGGTACGGTCATAACTACTCTTTTGACTACCTTTCTATCCATATAATTACGGATAGAATTAGGACACTCAGGAGTAGCAGTATTAGCAACGACAGCATAAGCATCTTGTGGTTTATTGCTTGGACAAACGTTTACTAATTGAGCTGTACTTTTGTCTCTTGCGAGACCAGCAAGGATCTGTAATCCACTGCACGTAGCATCAACTGCAATCGGTAATGACGTATAATTCTTGTCACATAAGATGCACGTATGGTAGTACTCATGTGCACTTGCTAGGAATTGCCAAGGTTCATCAGCAGACTCCCAATCAGATAAGTTACCGATTGGGTCTGTAGCAACTCTTGTAATTAGATCGTGATTGTGAAGAACCCAATCTTGTCTATCCTCCATAGTGGACTTATCTAGTCCATATGTAGTTGCTACTTGAAATCTTATCCAACCTTCAGCGTCATGCGTCATGAATGCTTGTTCATGAAACATTAGTAATGACTTACCAAAGTCTGTATCTTGAGGTGTCAAGAATGCAGGAATTGGGTAAGCTCTACCACGATAATCAAAGCTCCAAGGAATGAAGAATTTCTCCTTATCTTTGAATACTTTGACTGCGTTCATGGTCATTCTTGTACGACATGACCGCTTGAATTGCTGAGCATTGACATTCATTGCCTCTGCTGCTCTTCGCCTGTAATCCTTTCGAGAATCATAATTCTCTGCTATATCAGCAGGCTTCGGTGGAAGAGGTAATTCAACGACAGGGACAAACTTACCTAACTCAATACCACGTTCTTGAAGTGTCTCAGCGACATCCACAATGAATGGATTAAGCGTGTAAGCAACCTTCTGAATATGGTTCAGAAAGTTGATTGGTGTTTCCCCCTGTATAAGGCAGGGTGCTGACCTGCGGACCATGTTGTAGCCCTTCATCACTTCGTTGAGAATGTATCCACCCTGCCTTTCGTTACTCCATTCATTTGGTTCAATCAACATCGGCCAAGCAAGGGGGCTGAATAATTCAGCAGTAGCCATTACGTCATCTCTAATTTCCAGAAATTCAGGAGTAGGGATTATGAAATTAAGTGTTTTATGCCCTTCCCTTACCAGTTGTTTTTCAAACCACTGACTGGTGACGCATATGCAGTCCAGTAACCAACCGCCGAGCTTGATTCGATTAGCAATACCCCAAGGTTTCCAGTGATCTGCCTCGTAGCGTTTCATCAATGTCTTGATGACAACCACTTTCTGATCTGTCCCTATTGATCGGTGCCAGTAGTTTTTCTTGAGGGTGTGCAGCAGTCCAGGTACGTTCCGTTCGTAGTGACGGATCATGCACTCGTCCTCCACAGCCTTGCCAATGGCGTCTGTGACGTTCTGGAGCTTATTGGCCTGACGCTTGCTACTGAAAACCTTGTCAAAGGTCACCTTGCAAGCGATGGCAGCCGCTGCCTCTGGCTCTATGTCAGCTAGGTATTGCTTGATGTGAGCAAAGTCCACACCGACAAACCCACGCTTGGCACGTGCGGCTGTGTCCTTGATCTGCTGTATTACCTTTGGTAACAACTCTTCGATGGAGCTGACGCCATACACAGACGCTGAGGCGTACTCCTTGTCCTGAAGCTTGACCGTGTTGTCTCTGAGACGTTCCAATCCTTGTCGGATTTGCTCACGTTCCAGTGTTATTTGCTCCTGGATTTGAGCTTCTGTATGCATGGAGTTAGTTGTGCTAGACGCACTAGATTCGTTATTTCACCTCTTCCACACGTGGATAACACTGCAGCGCAGTGAG